AGTACCTGAGCAAACCTTGGGGTTATTGCAAACGGTCATCGATGCATTCTTATTAGTAGGTGAAACAACCACAGATTTGAACTAAAAGGTGTTACAGGCTGAAAGTATTAATGCAAGGCCAAAAAGTAACTAATATAGAAAAGTATTAAAAACGATTTAAACGGCCTACAAGGCCATCAAAATTTCAAGCCAAGGGGTAGGTAGCCAAAACAACGAAAATCGATTCTAGGGGTGTTTAAATCGATTCTAGAGGCATGTATGTTTGTACAGTAAACACAGGGTAAACCCTTAGAACCTTTTGCGTTTTTGAATACTGTTGATGGACAGTTGCAGGTAAAACTGAATACGTTTGAGGTATGTGAATAAGCCTGTGGATATAGATGTTGATAGTTTGTGGATATGTGTACATGTGGATAACAACAACCTGTGGACAACTTACCTGTATTTGCGTACAATGATGTACAAACAACCAGTAGAGGCGCTACATGAAAAACTATCAGGACAACAACGGCAATAGTGTAGGAAAAACTACTAAGCAAGATTACCTTGATGCACTTGAGGCGGCAGGGGATGAAGGTTATCAAGATGATAATAATGAAGCCGAGGGAAACCTGAGCGAAGCGGAACGGTTAGCGCTTCACGCAGATGCACCACCAAGACGATTAGATGGTCATGTAGTAGGGAGTCAGACACCACGCCCAAGAGCTTTAACAGTCTCGCAGATGATGTTCGCCCAAGGGGTGATACAAGGCAAGACCTACAGACAGGCATACAGGGATGCATATCCAAATGCCCAAGGCTCAGGGGAAAGCATCACGTCAAGTGCGTACAAGCTAATGCAAGACAGTCGCATACAAAAGATGGTCAATGATGCGTGGGAGCAAACCGCCGATGTACTGGTTGAGGACGTTGTGGCAAGCAAGCGGTACATACTCAAGCAACTTGTTACACATAGCAAGGACGCTCAAACTAAGACATCCGAAAAACTAAAAGCATTGGAACTACTAGGCAAGGCAGTTGGGTTGTTTAAACACGAAGAGAGTGGCAAGGGTGATCAAGCCACGCCTGAGCAATTGAAGCGAGACCTTGCAGTTCACTTGCGTCTGTTGGACAACGTCAAGCCCATCAAGGCCGCATGACAACGGTCATGTGTAGTGCGTGAGCCATCACCTGTGCGGTGCGTTGCGTGATGCGTGTAAACAGGCGGCATGGCATCGATGTAGCGGCGTAGCGGTGACCCACCCGCACCCAGCCCCCCGCTTTGCACGCAGACACCCCCCTGCCCTATTACGCTCTATTCCACTCTAACAAATACATGTTTTCCACAACACCCCCCTTCTCTTTCCAAAAACACACCCCCGGGGGTATATATATTTTGTGTAAACAGTTGCGTACGTACGCATTTGCGTTTAAACTCTCCGCATGACAAAGCGCAGACAACTTGTTTTGGACTTTATTCGGGCTTACATCAAGATTCATGGTGTGGCTCCTGCATACGCGACTATTGCAAAAGGTTTAAACATGAAGTCTAGGTCTAACATCCAGAGGATTGTTCATCGTCTTCAGGACGATGGGTACTTGAGGATTAAGCCGCACAAGTTTAGGTCTATTAAGTTGATAGACCAGTCTGTGAAAGAGATGTCTTCCCTATGAGCTTGCTTACCCGTGACGAGGTTGTGCATTACCTATCCATAGTGGATGGGTTGCCTCCTGTGGAACAAGCAAAGATAAGACAGCTTCTGGAGTACGACAGGGTAGAGAGGTGTCGTGAGTCCTACCTGACGTTCGTAACAAACATGTGGCCGGGGTTTATCTCGGGTAAACACCATGCCATCATGGCTGATGCCTTTGAGCGTGTTGCTAATGGCTCCTTGAAGCGCTTAATCATCAACATGCCACCTCGACACACGAAGTCTGAGTTTGCCTCTTATTTGCTTCCGGCGTGGTTTCTAGGACGGTTTCCTGAAAAGAAGATCATCCAGACTGCACACACCGCAGAACTGGCTGTTGGATTTGGTCGTAAGGTTAGAAACTTAGTACAGTCAGAGATGTATGGAAAAATTTTCGATACCAAACTTTCGACGGATTCGAAGGCTGCTGGACGGTGGAACACTGACAAGGGTGGCGACTACTTTGCGATTGGTGTTGGTGGTGCTGTTACCGGTAAGGGTGCTGACCTACTGGTGATTGATGACCCTCATTCGGAGCAGGAGGCTAAACAAGGCAATCCTGCCGTCTTCGACGGGGTCTATGAGTGGTACACATCTGGCCCGCGCCAGCGTTTACAGCCCGGCGGGTCTATTGTTATTGTGATGACCCGCTGGTCTAAGAGAGACTTGACGGGGCAAATCCTCAAAAACAGCGAAAAAGACGGCACTAACGACTGGGAAGTGATTGAGTTCCCTGCAATCTTGCCTTCTGGTAACCCTTTGTGGCCCGGATTTTGGAAAAAAGAGGACTTAGAGGCGCTAAAAGCCGAACTTCCCGTGTCCAAATGGGAAGCGCAGTACCAACAAAACCCAACCGGCAACGAAACGGCCATCATTAAGCGTGACATGTGGCAGATTTGGGATGGAGACTACCCTCCCGCCTGCGATTACATCATCCAGTCTTGGGATACGGCGTTTGAGAAGAACAACCGCGCAGACTATTCAGCCTGTACCACATGGGGTGTGTTTAAACATCCAGACAAAAACGGGGAAATGAAGTCCAACATCATTGCTTTGGATTCTTTCAAGAAACGTATGGAGTTTCCAGAGTTAAAACAAAAAGCTTTGGAGATGTGGAAAGAATGGAACCCAGATACGTTGATCATTGAAAAGAAAGCCGCTGGCGCTCCGTTGCTTTATGAGCTTCGACGCATGGGAATTCCTCTTCAGGAGTTCACACCAAGCAAAGGAAACGATAAGATAGCACGTGTAAACGCAATCTCTGACTTATTTGCGTCGGGCGTGGTTTGGTGTCCGACCAATCGGTGGGCGGATGAGCTTATGGAAGAGCTTGCATCCTTTCCCAATGGCGATCATGACGACTTGGTTGACTCAACATCGCAGGCTTTGATTCGTTACCGACAGGGTGGGTTTATTCAGATTGAGTCTGATGAACCTGATGACATTCAATACTTCAGGAGTCGCCGCCAAGAGCGGTACTACACGGTGTAAACATGGAATTAAAAAAAATCGAAGGCGGTTACTACAAGCCCGGTACTCCTGAGTACGAGCGTTTTCTCAAAACGATTGAGCCACACATCAAAGCTGGCGCAAAACCTTTTGGCGTTCATAACGTGTATTTCCCTAAAGAGAAAGACATAAGTTTAGAAAACTACATTGCCGCCCGTAGAGCCAACCCTTTAAACAAGTTTGGCGCTAAAGACAGGATGGAAACCCAAGACTATGGGTTTGATAAAGAAACAATGGGAAACCTGCTTGCCGCATACAACGACGCAGTTAAGCACCACGGCGTTCCAAAGATGCACCCAGACGACCTTGCCAACATGGCCTTGGTTGAGGGTCGTTCAAACTTTGGCTACAACGAATACAACCAAAACAATAAAAAAGCCAACAAGATTGTTCAAGACTTGATTAAACGCGGGCATGACCCGTATGCCGCAGGATTCCCTGTTGCTATTTTGGACAAACATCAAACCGCAGAACGCCTTGGCGTACCCGTCTATCAAGTATGGAACGGCGCGGGCAAGGCGGCTAAGGAATACGCAAAACGTATTGAACAACACAAATACGCAGTAGAGCATCCCAAGAATAAACCCCTGCGTCAGTTCATCAGAGAGAAGGTTGGGTTCGTAGAAGACCCTGACCAACAGGTTGCAGAAGCAGATACAGGGATGGAACCTGAGTCATTTAAACGCGGCGGATCAGTGAAAATGCCCGACAATTACAGCCAAGGTAGCTGGAAACTTATTTAAGGAATAAATCATGGCAACAAGTTCAATAGGTAAAAGCTTATACGCAGCACCCGAGGGGATGCCTATGGGTCCTGATATTGAGATTGAAATTGAGAACCCTGATGCGGTTCACATTGGAATCGACGGCCTAGAGATTGATTTAGAACCTCGTAAAGAAACCGCAGAAGACTTTGACGCCAACTTGGCAGACTACATTGACGACAGCGTTTTAGCAAGTTTAAGTTCTGAGCTGCTAGACGACTTTGAAAAAGACCAGAACGACCGCAAGGACTGGGTCCAAATTTACGTTGATGGCTTGAAGCTTCTTGGCTTGAAGTACGAAGAACGTACAGAACCTTGGCAGGGAGCCTGCGGTGTATTCCACCCCATGCTGACAGAGTCGGTCGTAAGGTTCCAAGCCGAAGGCATTATGGAGACCTTCCCAGCATCTGGTCCTGTAAAGACGCAGATTATTGGTAAAGAAACTCCCCAGAAGGAAGATTCGGCAATCCGTGTCCAGCAGGACATGAACTACCAACTAACCGAGATAATGACGGAGTACCGCCCAGAGCATGAAAAGCTCCTGTGGTCTTTGCCCATTACAGGCTCCGCATTTAAAAAGGTTTACTTTGACCCCAACAAGGGCCGTCAAGTAGCTGTGTTTATCCCCGCCGAGGACATTGTTGTCCCATACGGCGCTTCAAGCATTGAAGATTCTGAGCGTGTGACGCATGTCATGCGCAAAACAAAGAACGAAGTTCTAAAGCTACAGGAGGCAGGCTTTTACCGCGACGTAGATTTGGGCGACCCATCCTACGAACTAGATGACATTGAGAAGCAAAAGGCTGAAGAGCAAGGCATGTCCGCGATTCAGGACGACAGATTCCGCATTCTTGAGATGCATGTTAACCTAGACATTGACGGCTTTAACCATGTAAACAAAGACGGAGAAGAGACAGGGATTGCCCTGCCCTACGTTGTTACAGTGGAAAAGGGTTCTGGCGAAATTTTAGCAATTCGAAGGAACTGGTATGAAGATGACATCCTCCACACAAAGCGACAACACTTTGTCCACTACCAATACATCCCCGGATTTGGCTTCTACGGCTACGGACTTATACATCTCATTGGAGGTTACGCTAAGTCCGCTACCATGCTCATCCGCCAACTGGTTGATGCTGGCACTTTGTCAAATCTCCCCGGAGGTCTTAAGTCGCGGGGGCTTCGCATTAAAGGTGATGACACGCCGATTCAACCCGGCGAATTCCGAGATGTAGACGTTCCAAGCGGCTCCATCCGCGACAATATCTTACCGCTGCCTTACAAAGAGCCAAGTCAAGTTCTCTTTGCTTTGTTCCAAAACATCGTGGAAGAAGGACGTTCTTTTGCCTCGTCTGGAGATATGAATGTCTCCGACATGAGCGCACAAGCGCCCGTAGGTACAACTCTAGCCATCTTAGAGCGCACGTTGAAAGTTATGGGTGCGGTTCAAAGCCGTATGCATTACTCCATGCGCCAAGAGTTCAAGCTCCTCAAGGTCATCATTGCTGACTACACCCCAGAGGAATACGACTACGAGCCTGAAGAGGGTAGCCGTTCAGCCAAAAGGTCTGACTACGACGATGTGGACGTTATCCCCGTCAGCGACCCCAACGCCGCCACGATGGCGCAAAAGATTACCCAGTACCAAGCTGTACTCCAGTTAGCTCAAAGCGCACCGCAAATTTATAACCTGCCCCTGCTGCACCGCCAGATGATTGAAGTCTTGGGTGTCAAGAACGCCCAGAAGCTTGTGCCGACCGAGGATGATGAAATCCCAACAGACCCGATTCAGGAAAACCAAAACCTCCTGACAGGAAAGCCCATCAAAGCTTTCATGGAGCAAGACCATCAGGCGCACATCCAAGTCCATCAGATGGCTATGCAAGACCCCAAAATCATGCAGATGGTGGGACAGAACCCGCAAGCGCAGATGATTCAGGCGGCAATGATGGCGCATTTAAACGAGCATATTGCGTTTGAGTACCGTCGTCAGATTCAAGAAAAGATGGGACTTCCTCTTCCAACAGAAGACCAAAACAAGAAAGTTACCCCAGAGCTTGCAAATCATATTGCTCAAGTTGCAGCTCAAGCCGCCAAAGAGTTGTTCCAACAGAACTCCAACGAGGCCAAGCAAATGGCTGCACAGCAGCAGATGCAAGACCCCGTGGTTCAGATGCAACAACAAGAACTTCAAATCCGTATGGAAGATTTGAAACTCAAAGCGCAGAAACAACAAATTGACGCTGCCGCCAAAGCGGACCAAATTCGGGTTGAAGAGTCCCGAATTGCAGCTCAAAAAGAAATCGCAGCAATGCAAGTTGCCGCGCAAGCCGCTGCCAAACGTGACCAGTTGCAAAAGCAACAGGAAATGGAAGGTACGCGCATGGGTCTGGAAATTGCTAAAAACAAGTTTCAGGCAATACAAGCCCGGAATCGTCCTCCTAAGGAGAAAACGTGAACGCTGACAAACTTCTGAGTTACGTAGTTACAGAGATTCAAAAACTACGCCAAGACCAAGCCGTCTTTCTCAATGGAGGCGGTGCTAAAGATTTTGCCGAGTATCGGCATGTTTGCGGGGTGATTCGCGGTCTAACCCACGCAGAAACCATTGTAAGAGACCTTGCGCAAAGAATGGAGTACTCAGATGAGTGAATTTGACGTTGCAGCCGTGGACCTGTCCGGCATCCTTAATCAAACTGCGGAGGAGAAAGCCAAGCAGTTACCAGACCCTTCTGATTACATGCTTCTCTGTGTAGTCCCAGAGGCAATGGAGGAGTATGCCGACAGCGATATAGGCATTGTCAAATCTAGCCAAGCCATGCATTACGAAGAAATACTGACCCCAGTTCTCTTTGTAGTCAAGCTCGGGCCAACAGCATACCAAGACAAAACGCGATTCCCCAGTGGACCGCGCTGTAAGCAAGGCGACTTTGTCGTCGTGCGACCCAATTCAGGAACTCGCCTGAAGATACACGGTCGTGAATTCCGCCTCATCAATGATGATTCGGTTGAAGCAACCGTGCAAGACCCACGCGGAATTTCCCGCGCTGCCTAAGGAGCAAATATGCCGTTACCAAAGTTTGAGGGCGAGGAGTTCAATCTCCCCGAACCTGAAGACACATCCAGAGAAATCGATATTGAAATCGAAGACGACACCCCAGAACGGGACAGGGTCCCTAATACTGCGGACATAGAAGACGCGGACGACGAAGAGTTGTCCTCGTATTCAAAGGGCGTTCAGACCCGTATCAAGAAGATGACTCTTCAGAAAAACAATGAACGCCGCGCCAAGGAAGAAGCTTTGCGGGAACGTGAAGCAGCCGAGGTGTTTGCCAAACAGGTGTATGAGGAAAATAAAAAACTTAAATTGCAGCTTGAAGAAGGCAGCAAGATTTTTATTGACCAAAACAAATCAACCGCAGAAATGGAAATTGAAAATGCCAAGAAGCGGTTTAAACAAGCGTTTGAAGTTGGTGACTCAGATGAACTAGCCACGGCTCAGGAAGCTTTGGCAAAGGCAACTTTGCGCCTTGATAAAGCACAGGCCATGCGTCCGATTGAATCTCCAGAGATTCAGTACGAACAACCGAAAGCTCGTCTTGCTCCATCCACTCAAGAGTGGGTAGATAACAACAGCGATTGGTGGGGAAAAGACGAAGAAATGACTATGGCTGCAATGGGGCTTGACAAAAAGCTTCAAAACCAGTATGGTTCCGACTACATTGGTACTCAAGAGTACTTTAAAACCATCGATAAAACGATGCGCAAACGATTCCCTGAGTATTTTTCTCAGAGCAACGAGGAAGACGACACGCCTCCCCAAAAGAAGTCGCAATCGGATGATGAGGATTTCTCACGCCGCGCAAAGCCCGCTTCGGTAGTAGCTCCTGCTACACGCAGCACTCCGCCTAACCGCGTCAAATTGAAGGCATCAGAAGCTACGATAGCTCGTAGGCTTGGGGTTCCTATCGAGGAATACGCTAAACAGGTCGCATTACTTAGAAGAGGTGAATGATGGATAAAGTTGATAAAGCGCAAAACCGCGCCCCCCGCGAAATGGAAACCCGTGCAGTGATGGCTCGTCCTACTTCATGGAAAAATCCTGAGACTCTACCGAGTCCCGACGCGAGGGATGGCTGGACACATCGTTGGGTTCGCATGTCAATGCTGGGAACCCCTGACCCTCAGAACCGTTCTTCTAAGTTCCGCGAAGGATATGAACCCTGCAAGGCAGATGAATATCCCGAGCTGATGATGCACGCCACTTTGGATGGTCCGTTTAAAGGGAACATCGAAATTGGAGGGTTGATGCTATGCCGCATTCCGTCTGAGTTTTTGAAACAAAGAGATGCATATTTCTCTTCTCAAAACAAAGCCCAGATGGATGCGGTGGACAACAACCTAATGAGAGAAAACGACCCTCGTATGCCGCTTTTCAAGGAAAGCAGCTCAAAGGTCACCTTTGGTTCTGGTTCATAATTTTTTTTAAGGAGTCTTAAATGGCTTATCCCGTTGTTTCAGCCCCTTACGGGCTAAAACCGATTAACCTAATCGGTGGACAGGTGTTTGCTGGTGCTACCCGCGAATATCCTATCCCTTACGGCTACGCAGCTAACATTTTTTACGGCGACATCATTGGATTGACCCGTGGCAATGTGCAGCGTTTGTCCGTTTCTACTGGCACTCTTGGCACTGTAACAGGTGTGTTCTTGGGTTGTTCATTCACAAACCCTGTGACTAAGCAAAAGCAATTCCAGCAATTCTGGCCTACCGGAACTCTTGCTGGCGACGCTATGGCTATCGTTTGTGAAGACCCTGACACTGTGTTTAAAGCTGTTGTGTGTTCTTCTGGTACTACTGTTGCTTCTGGCGCTCGCGCCATGATTGGTCAAAACTTGGCCATGATTAACAACACTGGTAGCGTGAACACCGGCAACTCTGCTAACGCTTTGTTGGCTCCTAGCGATACACCCGCTACCACTGATGCGTTGCCAGTGCGTGTTTTGGGCTTAGTGCCTGATACCGTTGTGACGTTGGGTACTGCTACCTATACCAGCATTTCTACCGCTACTGTTACCTGCTCTGCTTTGCCTTTCGCATTGCCTGTTGGTACAGACGTTGGTTCACTTGCTGCTAATGGTCAGTACATTCCTTCTGGTTCGTTTGTTGATACAGCAGCTAATGCTGGTGCAACTTCGTTTGTGTTGAACCAAGCTCCAATTGCAGCTTTTGCTGCTAGTTCTACGCTTGTTTTTGCACAGTACCCAGAGTTGCTGGTTAAGTTGAACTTCGGTCAACACCAGTATTACGCCGCTACTAGCATTGCCTAAGGAGTAATTTAAAATGGCTATTTCACGCGCACAACTACTTAAAGAACTCCTCCCCGGCTTAAATGCTTTGTTTGGTTTGGAGTATCAACGCTACGGCGAAGAGCATAAAGAAATCTACGAAACAGAGACATCTGAGCGTAGCTTCGAAGAAGAAACCAAACTCTCTGGTTTCTCCGCTGCTCCTGTCAAGAACGAAGGCTCTGCCATCGCTTATGACAACGCCCAAGAAGCTTGGACTACACGCTACAACCACGAAACCATTGCTTTGGGTTTCTCAATCACTGAAGAAGCGATTGAAGATAACTTGTACGACAGCTTGTCTGCTCGTTATACCAAAGGTCTGGCTCGTGCTATGGCATACACCAAGCAAATCAAGGCTGCTGCTGTATTGAACAACGGTTTCTCTGCCGCTTATACCGGTGGTGACGGCGTTGCACTGTTCAGCACTTCTCACCCCTTGGTCAACGGCGGTGTAAACAGCAACACCCCATCTACTCAAGCTGACTTGAACGAGACTTCTTTGGAAGCCGCCGTTATTCAAATCGCAGCTTGGACTGATGAGCGTGGTTTGCTGATCGCTGCCAAGCCTAAGAAGCTGGTGATCCCACCTGCTTTGCAGTTCGTTGCTACTCGTTTGTTGGAAACCAGCCTCCGCGTTGGTACTAACAATAACGACATCAACGCTATCAAGAGCAATGGCGCAATCCCTGAGGGTTACACCATTAACCACTATTTGACAGATAACAATGCGTGGTTCTTGACAACTGATGTTCCTAACGGTTTGAAGCACTTCGTTCGTACACCGCTGCAAAACAGCATGGACGGCGACTTTGATACTGGTAACGTCCGTTACAAAGCCCGTGAGCGTTACAGCTTCGGTTGGTCTGATCCATTGGGCGTCTTCGGCTCATCTGGTTCTTACTAAAAAAAAGGGGGCCACAAGCCCCCTTTTTTATGTTTAAACTGTTGTATACGCCGTTTAAATGGTGTATATTGGAAACATCTGGGTGATTCGTCATACCGCCACTGCCCCAGCAGACGATGCAACGATTGGTATGACTCTTTTGCATAAGGACTTTTGTCATGGCACGTTCAACTTTTGAAGGCCCAGTACTATCTGGCACGCAGCGTTTTGGTAATTTTCGTAACGTAGGTTATGTAGATTTAGTCCAAACCGCAGCCTTAAACATTGCCAATACCACAGCAAACACTGCTGGATATGGTGGTTCTTCTGGTCTTTTCATCGCTTCAAACGGCATTCCTAACAGTGCAGCAACTGTTTACACGCCTAGCACTTCTCCCACACTAGTTGCAACCAGCATCCCTGCTGACTCTGCTACCGTGTATCGTGGTTATGTTGCTTACCTTCCCGCAGGTAGCCAAATCAATGACCTCTTTGTTGACATTGGCGTTGTCACCACTTTCACTAGCGGCACTTTGACTTCTGTCCAAATTAACGTCAGCAACAACTATGTTGCCGCTGCCGGCACTTGCACATATGCACAAACAGCAGTGTTGACCTCGCCAGCAGTGGGTCGTCAATCATTCAATGCATTTACTGCAACTCAGTTGGCTAACCAGCAATCCACTTCGACTGACATTATTCAGTCAAATGGCGAGCCAAACCTGTCGCAAGTTGTGTTCACAGTGGCGTCAATCAACGGCACTAACGTGGCGATCACTGGTGGTACATACTACTTCACCATCCGCTACACACAGCCTGATGGCAACATCGGCACAACCACAACTTACCCATTCGGTAACTTTGACTAATCAACTCTAGGGGCTTCGGCCCCTGTTTTTAAACAAGGAGATTGATTATGGCTAATATTGGCGTTTGGCGATCTGTAACCCAAGTGGGTGCATACGAGCCGTTTGAGCTTCAAGTATCTCGCGGGCAAATTCAAGGCCACAGCACGGTTATTGTGTTTGGTTACAACCCAGATGTGGACACATCTGAAGAAACAATTTGGCCTGATGGCGGCCTTATTCCGCATCCAACCGCAGCATCTGTTTTAAAAATCAGTTCATCCAGCACAGACGACGCATCGGCTGGCACTGGTGCGCGAACAGTTTACATTGAAGGTGTAAACGGTAACTTTGCTGTGGTGAGTGAGATCGTGACATTAAACGGTCAGACAGCAGTCAACACAACAAACTCATACCTGTATGTAAATCGCTTCTATGTCGCTACAGTTGGCTCTGGTGGAGCAAACGCAGGTAACATCAATGCAGGCACTGGAAATGTGACGTCTGGCGTCCCAGCCGTGTTGTATGACATCATTGCAATTGGTTACAACCAGCGTACCACTGGACACTACTGCGTTCCAGCAGGCTATACAGGCTACATGACAGAGGGTTCAATTTCCGCTGGTCAAGCCTCTGGCTCAACTTCTGTTACTACCTTTCTAAAACAACACGGGGCAGACAACATCCTGCGTGTTGGTGCGGTTGCCGCAATAAACAACACCGCCGCTGTGTTTGATTTTAAACAGCCCTACATAATTCCAGAAAAAAATTGTGTTGGAGCTTCTGCAATTGGAGCCGCCGAAAACAATGCAGTAAGTTCGTACTTCAACATCATTTTGATTCAAAATTACATTCAAGGCTCTTAAAATGGCTTCCCCCGCATGGACACGCAAAGAAGGCAAGAACCCCAAAGGCGGCTTGAACGCCAAGGGCCGAGCCTCTGCGAAAAAACAAGGGATGAACTTGAAACCGCCTCAACCAGAAGGCGGATCAAGGCGCGACTCTTTCTGCGCCCGCATGAGTGGAATGAAGAAGAAACTGACATCCGCAAAAACAGCGAACGACCCGAACTCTAGGATTAACAAAAGTCTTAGAGCATGGAACTGCGCTGATGGTGGTTATGTAAATTCCGCAGACGGTATTGCTCAACGTGGTAAAACTCGTGGGAGCATTTGCTAATGGATGCCAATATGATTTGGTCGGCGGTTTTGTCTATTGTGATGGGGGGCTTTGGTTTCTTCATTAGAGAAAAACTTTCTCAAGTAAAAGACGTAGGCGAAGACATTAAACGTGTCGAGCGCCTGTTAAACATTACCCGTGAGGAGGTAGCCCGTGATTACGTTACTCAAGCAGAAGTTCAAAGAATTACTGACCACATTGACCAACGCTTCAATCGCCTTGAAGCAAAGATTGACCAGCTTATCCAAGCGGGGCGATAATGCCAAGCGTAAGTAAGAAACAACATAATTTGATGGCAGCGGTTGCCAACAATCCAGCCTTTGCTAAAAAGACTGGCATCCCTAAGTCTGTTGGTGAGGATTACCTTGCCGCAGATAAAGGAAAAAAGTTCACTACCCGTGCTGACTCACAGGTAGCAAATCGGCCTAAGACCAATCATGGTGATATGGCTCTCTTTAAAAAAGGTGGCAGTATGGCAAGCAAAATGAACCCCGGATTTATGGCAATGATGGCTAAGAAAAAAGAATCTAAGCCAATGGACAAACCAGCAATGAAATCAGGCACGAAAAAGCCTATGGATGAAATGATGGGCATGAAAAAAGGCGGCATGAAAAAGATGGCTGCTGGTGGTTTGTCATCTGGTCACAAAGCTGCTGACGGTGTTGCTTCAAAAGGTAAGACCAAGGGCAAAATGCTCGCCAAGGGTGGCAAAACCTGTTAAGGAGTCAGTTATGGAAAAAGCTAGGTTTAAAAAAGAAGCTTACGAAGATGAGGCTATGTCCTCTAAAGACAAAAGACTCGCAGCATTAAATGCAGCCATTGATGCCCCGATGGGCATGATGAAACGCGCAGCCTCAAAAGGTAGCGAATTTGCAAATAGTGAAGACGGTAAAAAATTCAAAGATGCAGCTAAATTTGCATTTGAAACAAGCCCAATTGGTGCTGGCACACGCACGGCTAGGGACGCTGCTGAATATGGCATCGAGAAGTTAAAGGATGCAGCCATCAACAGCAAGCGCAATTCTGGAGAAAATACCAATCCAGCGGGCGATACATTTAAACGTGGTGGTAAAGTTTCTTCTGCATCCAAACGCGCTGACGGTATTGCTCAAAAGGGCAAGACCAAAGGCAAGCAGATCAAGATGAAATCTGGCGGATATTGTTAAGGAGCAATCATGGCGTATACACCCAATAAAAACCGCGAAGTAAAAAACGGAATTGCCCAAGTTTCTGCAAAAGAACTTGCTGATTTCCGTAGTAAATACGGCGAGAAGTCAACGCTACGTGATTTGCTTAACGCTGACAAAGGCTTGACTCGTCGCGGTGAAAAAACAGTTTATCCGCAAGTCGAACCTAAAGTCAGAAACCAAGTAACGCCTGACCAAGTTAGCCGCGTGGCTCGCGGTGTTGGCGTAATGGAGCCAGAAGGTGTTTCATCATCTCCGCTTGACCGGTCTAATATGGACTTTTCTGATAAGCCATACAAGAACGGTGGCATGACTGCTTCTTCTCGTGGCGATGGTATTGCCCAGCGTGGTAAGACCAAAGGCACAATGGTAATGTGTGGCGGTGGTTACGCAAAAGGCAAGCGATGATGGCAAGCCGTGGCATGGGTGCAATTAGCCCAAGCAAAATGCCATCTGGGAAGAAGAAATCCCGGAAAGATAACACCGATTTTACGGAATACGCAGAAGGCGGTAAAGTTAATGCTGCGGGCAATTATACAAAACCATCTCTTCGCAAAAGAATTGTGTCTCAGGTAAAAGCCGCAGCGACTCAGGGTACAGGTGCTGGACAATGGTCAGCTAGAAAAGCGCAGCTTGTAGCCAAGAAATATAAAGCCGCTGGCGGTGGCTACAGAGATTAAAATGAAAGCGCCGCAGAAATCCCTTAAAGACTGGGGCGACCAGAAGTGGCGCACTAAGTCTGGCAAACCGTCTTCCAAGACGGGAGAGCGGTATTTGCCTGAGAAGGCAATTAAATCTTTAAGTGCTTCGGAATACGCGGCTACAACAAAAGCAAAACGTGCAGGTAAAGCGGTTGGCAAACAATTTGTTGCTCAACCAAAGACAATTGCAAAGAAAACAGCGGGATTTAGATAATGGCAAGAACATCCGGCGCATCCAGCTTTAACCTTGACCTGACAGAATTGGTCGAGGAGGCGTATGAACGCGCCGGTAGTGAGCTTCGCTCTGGATATGACCTTCGTACAGCCAGACGCAGTTTAAACATCATGTTTGCTGATTGGGCAAACCGTGGCATTAACTTGTGGACTATTGAGACTGGTGTAATTGACTTAGTCCAAGGGCAAAACACTTACGCCCTGCCAGACGACACAATTGACCTTCTAGAGCATGTAATTCGTACAGGTGGCAACTCAACCGCAACACAGGCTGATTTGACCATTACACGTATTAGTGTTAGCACGTACGCCACGATCCCAAACAAGATTCAACAAGCCAGACCCATTCAAGTTTGGATTCAGCGTTACAACGGGCAAACATCACCCGTAGCATCTACTTTGACTACGACGATTACAGCCACATCAAACACCATTGTTTTGAGTAACGTCACAGGTCTACCAGCTTCTGGGTTTATCAAGATTGATGATGAAATCATCAACTACGGCTACATCACTCAAGATGACAATGCTGTCACCGGTACGTTGTACAACTGTTTCCGTGGGCAACAAAATACATTGGCTGTTGGACATACTGCAGCCGCTTCCGTTTATTGGCAGCAAGTCCCCGCTGTAACCGTCTGGCCTACTCCAGACAATGCCCAGCAGTATCAATTTGTGTACTGGAGATTAAGGCGAACGCAGGATGCGGGAGGCGGTGTAAACATCATGGATGTGCCTTTCCGGTTCATACCATGCATGGCAGCCGGATTGGCTTATTACATCGCGGGGAAGATTCCAAGCGGGGCAGAGCGTTTGCCTATCCTCAAGGCTCAGTATGACGAGGCGTGGGAAATGGCTGCATACGAAGACCATGAAAAGGCTGCTCTGCGGTTGGTTCCTAGACAAACCTACATTGGGAGGTAGTCGTGGGTAATCGTTTTGCTGCTGGCAAGAAAGCGATTGCGGAGTGTGACCGCTGCGGACAGCGGTTCAGGTTAAATCTCTTGAAGACTGAAATCATCAAGACCAAGAAATATGACCTGCTGGTATGTCCAGAATGCTGGGACCCAGATCACCCGCAGTTGCAATTGGGTATGTGGCCTGTTGATGACCCGCAGGCTTTGAGGAATCCTAGACCAGACAGAAGCTATGTGGTTTCTGGTTTGTTGGCAGATGGATACCTTGGAGAAGGTAGTCGAAACTTCCAATGGGGCTGGAATCCTGTTGGCGGGTCAAGTGGAGTGGACGCAGGTTTAACGCCAAATAACTTGGCTTTAACTGTAAGTATTGGTACAGTAACGGTTAGCGCAACTTAGGAGTTCAAAATGGACAAAAAAGATTTAAAGCAAGATAAAAAGATGATTGCATCTGCGGTGCATAAGCATGAAAAACGCCTGCACAAAGGTGCAACCCCAACAAAGCTTAAAAAGGGTGGCGTGACCGGCGAAATGATGATGTCTATGGGTCGTAATATGGCCCGTGCAAAGAATCAAGGGAGCAAGTAATGGCTAAATTCAGCATGAAAAAAGGCGGCAAAGAAATTGGCTCTGCCAGCGTCTACGCTGAACCACATACTATGTCCGGTAAAACCATGAGCATTAAAGATGCAATTGGTTACAAAACTGACCCCAATACCATGAGCGCATCCGAGTCCACTCCGGGCGGTATGCCTGCTCGTCGTGTGAGCGGTGGCAACCCAGCGTCTACGCAAATAAACAAAAATGGCGAGACAAAGGTACGCGGCACAGGCGCTGCAACTAAGGGCTTGATGGCCCGTGGACCAATGGCATAAGCATGAACTACGCAGAGCTTGTTGTTGCAGTCTCCGACTATACGGAGAACACCTTTCCAACTGTGGACATGAATATATTCATCAAGCAGGCGGAGCAGCGCATCTACAACTCTATTCAGTTCCCGTCGCTTCGTAAGAACGTCACTGGTTCGACTACAGCAAATAATAAATACTTGTCTTGTCCAGATGATTTCTTGTCGTCGTTCTCTTTGGCTGTGATTGAGACTGCAACAGGTAACTATGAGTACTTGTTAAACAAAGATGTGAACTTCATCCGTCAGGCATACCCAAACCCTACGGACACAGCCATACCAAAGTATTATGCTTTGTTTGGCCCCACCACAACGAGCGGCGCTACGCCAGTAATAACAAATGAGCTGTCTTTTATCTTAGGTCCAACTCCTGATGCCGCTTACAGTGTTGAGCTGCACTATTACTACT